TTCCAGGACTGCATTTAAAAAATTCAGCTGTTTCTTTTACCGTATAAAGCGGTTCTGTTAATTCTATCATCACTATCCCTCCGTTTCTGCCATATCAAAGTAATTCGATATAACACAATCTTTCAAAACATGTTTAGCAGTCTCTTCAAAAGTTGAACTGCTAAAACTTTCTTCTTCTATTTCTTCTGTGCCAACATAGATTTTTGCTGCATATCTTATTTCGTTTTCGATTTTGATTTTGTGTATTTCGGCATATTTTATCAATTGTTTTCCTCCAGTAAGTTTTTGTTTTCGTAAATATTCCCAATAACTTCTAAAAATCTAGCTTCCGCATTCGACAAATCCTCTCCCAGACCCCAACCTTCTAATCTGTAGCTGCTGTGTTCATATCTAACAATACGCATATTATCATTTTTGATGTTGTTAAGCACCACAATATCCCCCTCATATATTTCTACACCGTTTTTGTCCTTAATTCCTGTATACTGCATTAAAGCAAATCTTTCTTTTGCTTTGTATTTTTCATGAAACCAAACGCCAGTATTTTTGTCCATAAAATACATTATGTTATCGAAAATTTTGAAATTAGTCCACATATTTTTTTCTTTGTCATATACTCTAAATTTTATTTCTCTCATTTTAATCCTCCTATTTGTTACAAAAAATGCCCTCAATTAATCCTCTCTTTTATCTTATAAGTAAACTTTGTGAAGTCTCTAAATGTACTCCTGCAATTTCTTCTCCGTTCTTAATTGCTTTTTTGATTTTTTCTTTTTCTATTTTATCAATCTGTTCGGTTTTTATAAACCTAGCAGGAATTAAGTTTTTGTTGTCAATAATCAATGAAGCTGGATTATTTTTAATTGTAAAGGCTCCAGTTGGTGTTTCGATTTTTTTGGCTTTTAGAGCCTTCATAGTTTCAAATATTTTTTCTTTCAGTTTTTTTCTTTTATCTTCTCTTTTTTTTGCTTTCATATTATAAAAATCAGCTATTTCCTTACATTTCTTTTCATCAGATTCCAGTTCTCTTATTTTTAGTTCCAGAACTTCGGATTTTTCTTCTAAAAGAAATTGAATATCTTTTTCAGCGTCTTTTATATCTTGTTCGTCCAGCTCGCTTTCATCGCTGTGTATATATTTATCCAAAGCTGCTATATTGTGCAAATCATATATCAAGTTATTTATGTTATTATTACTCATATTTTCTCCTATCTTTATTTTTATATTTTATTAATCACTTTTATTTGTATTCCTTTGATTTCGCCATTATCAATACCTTTGTTTAACGCTTTTTCAGAAAGTTTTAAATATTTTCTCGCTTTTGCTTTACTTCTGAAAATCATTACAGTATCATCTTCATTAAATATAGCTTTTATTCTTATATTATCTTCTCTTAATCCTGTGTTAAACATATGATCGGCATTTCGTTTGTAGTTGCACCATTCCAAATTATCGATGGAATTATTTAGTTTATTTCCATCTTTATGATTAATACAATTATAGTTTTCATTATTTTCTGTAAATGCTGTTGCCACTAATCGATGTATGCAGTGTTTCTTGCCCTCAAGACTTACGTGTTTATATCCGTGTGAACCAACACAATCTTTCAGTATCCTTTCTTTACAAGTTTTAGATTTTTGATAAGGAGCTGTTGGTTTGATGTTTCTTTTCAAACTTTTTACACGTCCTAAATTACTTATTTGATATTTTCCTTCGTATCCTTTTATATCTTTCCAAATTTCCACAATTCCCCCCCTAATCAAAAGGAAATGCCTCGTCATCATCATAATGATTTCTGTTGCTGTTTTGACTGTTTCCAGAATTTTTACTATCAATAAATTCAAAAGTGTTTGCCAAAACTCTTGTAAATTTCCTTTTTTCTCCGTTCTGATCATAACTGTTTACACTTAAACGTCCTTGTATTAATATTCTGTTGCCTTTTCTAAGGTATTCTGCAATTGTTTCTGCTGTCTTTTCCCAAGCCACACAGTCAATAAACTCAGCTTCATCTTTTGTTTTCTGTACAGCCAATGTAAAGTTAGTATATGCTTTTCCTCCTGAAGTGTATCTTAGTTCAGGGTCTCTTGCCATTCTTCCAGATACTACTACTAAGTTCATATTTATGCTCCCTTCTTTTGTTCAATGCTTTCTTTAATAAATGTTGCTAATTTCCCAAGCTCCTCATATGGAATCTCTTCAAGACTTTCTGTTGAATTTGCTAGCAGAAGCTTGTCTATCTCTTTTTTAAAGTTTATAGAATGTTCATTTATATATTTTATGAAACGTGCTTTCTTTTCTTCTTTTGTCAAATGTTTTTTTTGTTTTGCCTGTTGTTTACTGGATTCGCTGTTATGATTTCCTGTATTGGTTGTATCACTGTCTTTTGTATCATCAATAGCAAGTAATCCGTTCAAGGCATATTTTCTTGCGTATGATGAACTTGCCCCTGTTATTTGGCTGCCATCCATTCCTTTTTTTGTCAATTCTTCCCTAGCGAAGGAAGTTGTGCTATGCTTTTCTCCACTTTCAATATCAATTAAAGTCGCAGTTGCTTTAATGTAAAATCTATCTCCAATCTGTACTAGTTCATCACTTAGTTGAATAATCATTTTTTCTCTTAAAAGAAGCGGCTTTAACGCTTCCAAAATATCTTCACAATTTCTAAAGTTGTAATTTCCAAAATTATTTCTTTGTGATTTTGGAGCTTTTAATTCAACCTGTATTTTATTTATTTTTTCATAAATGTTCATTTTTCCAATCCTCCGTTTTCATAATATTCGTACATCTCATTCATTTGCTTCTCATCATACTTGTCATTATCCGCTTTTAATTCTTTATTTAATAATTGCAAGTTTTCAGCAATGCTTTTTAAATAATTTGTTTCTTTTCTCTGATTTTCCAAATATTCACTAAACATAACGTTTCCTTTCTGTATTTAAATATTTTCTTGTCAGTTCTACCGCTTCATTTTCTGATATTTTAAGTCTTTTTGAAATTATATAAATCTCGTAAGGGAGCAGGAATTGTTTTTTCTAAAGCCCATTTACTTAGCCCTAAGTCCTTAAGCACTTCTCTTAATTTTTTAAACATAGTTTCATCTCCATTAGGTATTTTTTCTGCTTTTTCTTAATTTCAATGCCTGTTTCCTGTTATAACCAGCCCATTTTATCTTAAATCCTGCCTCCTCAAACTTCAGAAGCTCTAGCATATCTTTTTCAAAATCTGTTTTGCCATCTTCTTTGATGACTTCTTCTATCTCTCTAAACTTCTTGCCCGTTTTTGTAATCAAGGTTTTTAAGTACATTCCAGTTTTTTTACTAAATTCCCTTTGTTTTACTTCCCTTTTAAACATTTCGTAATAAGCAAAAATGATAAACATATGATTCAAAGCTACTTCTGTTGAGTTGTATTTAGTTTTTGAATACTTCTCGAATCTAAGTTTTATTTCTCTCAGTTCCTGTTCATATATCTTTCTGAAATGTACAATGACAAATTCGTTCTTAAAATCTCTGATAACAGTCTGTTCAGGGTTATGCAAATCTTCAAATTCAAATTCATTAATCAGTCTTGTCAAGGCTCTGAAGCTCCTTTGGACAATATCTTCAAGTCTAAAAGTACACCAGAGTGTCTGTTCTTCCGTTATTTTTTCGATTTTAGTATCGCCGTTTTCAATGTTTTTGTCAGTTATTTTCGGAAGTTTAAAGTAATTTCTATAACTTTTGCATAAATTCGACAGCGACATCATAATTATTATTTTAGATATCCTGTTTTCGTCTGTCAAAATCTCTCTTGCAGCGACAGCCTTTTCTGTAATTTCATTTCTAAATATTTTCTTTTTCGCCTTTTTTAGTGTTCCCAAATCGCTTTCTCCTTTAAAATATTTTTCCCCTATTTATAAGACCCCATAAATTCTTTTGCTCTTCTTGGCACATACCATAATAGTATTGCCATTAAAAACGGAAATGCCACATTACCACCAAATATCCAATGTCCTTTAACTCTAATAGTTTCAATCTGCATTAGAGCAGTTGTTGCAATTAGAATTATCCATTTTATTGCACTCTTCGTTGTCAACATTTTCTTCCTCCAATTCTTTAATTTCTTCTTGATCCATTTCTTTTTCCAGTTGCTCTCTCATTGTCATTATTCCTCCTAAATATATTTTCTAATTTCTTCAATGATGTTATCGTAATATCTGAAACTTTCTACTTGTTTATTGCTATATTTTGCTTTATCGTAAGCCCAAAATCCAAATTCTTCTGTCTTTAAATTATGCTTTTTAGCTATGCTTCCGACTTTCATTGATGTAATTCCTAACTTGTTGCCGACTTCTGTTGCTGTGTAGCTTTTCTTTTTAGCAACGGGAAGTTCTAAAATTGGTTCATCATAGAGAGCATTCGCACTATATATTTCCAAAGTTTGTTTATATTTGTCATTTGAAATACTTTGAGATAATTCTTTTAGAATTTTACTTTTTTCTAGTCTGATCTTATCTTTTTCAATATCTATCAAATCGCTTTCAAATATGTTTCCTTTAGTTTTAACAGTTTCTTTTTTTGTTACTTTTTCAATTAATTTATATCTAACATCAGCACTATATCTTGCACCAAGTTGTAAAACTCCTTGTATGTTTGCAACAAACATTGGCTGTTTTTTATTTTGCTCGTTGATGTAGTAGGACGGCTGAAAAATCAGCTGTCCTCTTTCAGTCCCTAATTTACTAATTTCATCTCTAACATCAGCTAGAATATTTTTGTGTTCCTTACCTGTAATTTCTGCAATTTCCAATGATGTCATTGTTCCTTTTGATTCTAATAATTGCAATTCGTTCATTTTGCCTCCTAATTTTTTTATATTCCCAGCCAGCAATATTTGATTTGCCCAAATGCTTTTTGATAAGCCCTTTTGTTACCTAGAAATGATTTTATGATGCTGACTAAAAATATTGTTTGTATTAACTTAATTGTGCCATCTACAATAATTGAAAATTAAATAAATATTAGAAAAGAAGACTCATTATGACATTTCTGCATATTCTAGTAGCTATGCCTTATGCAAAAATATGCAGTGACATAGATGGCACGATTAAACTAATACTTTTTATTGATTTTTTTAAATTAATATTGTAAAATTATTAAGTAAAATCGGTTTTGGCTAAACTGTTTCATATGTAGTATTTTATAGATTCTGACTGTTGAAAGATAGTCAGTTTTTTTGTTGAAAAATATACTCTTTAATGCTACACTTGTTTTAATTCTCTGTTAGAGAAAAATTATTTATGAAAGGGGGTGTAATTATGGAATTAAACCCTGATTTAATACGCGATATTCTTTTAAAAGCTGAATTAGGATCTTTTAAAATTTTAAAAAATGATGACGATGATGTAAACTTTTTTAAATTATTAAAAGATAAAAACACTCTTAAACAATTTGAAGAAGAAAAAGAAAAATATCAAAAACCTGAAGAATTTCTATCTTATTCAAACAGAGAAATAGAATATCATACACTTTTTTTAAAAGAAGCAGAGTTAATAGTTATTGAAAAAAATTCTATAACCGTAACTCTTAAAATTTCAGACTTAACTGTTGCTGGGCATAATTTTGTTTCCAATATCAGAAATGATAAAAATTGGAATAAAATTAAAGAAATTTCTAATAACATTGGCTCTACTTCCATTAATGCTTTGATTGAAATATCTGAAAAATTAATTTCAAAACTTATAGATAAAGAAATTAGTCTATATCAATAATTTCTATTTCAGAATTTTCAAAAATTAATTCAACAATTTCTTTTGTTTCTTCTTTAGTTTCACCATAGGAGTAATAAATCTTTATATTTTTTACTCCTTCCAAAATTTCTCCGTTTAGTTTTGGAATTAAAGCTCCAGATTTTTTTCTTCTTTCAATCGTTATTTTATTTTTCATAAAAAATCTCTCCTATCTATATTTTCATTGTCCTAAGATAAATTAATATCTTATCCAAACCCACTGCAATATTTACAATGAGCTTGTTAAAACATCAATTTATTTCCAATTTGGATTGAATAACAGCGGCTTTGGCTGTTCTTTGTTAAACAGCTTTTTAATTCTGTTCTTTAATTTTTTTTCTTCCTTTTCTCTCAAAGCCTTTTTGTTGTTTTCGTTTACCATTTCTAATACTTCAAATTTCATTTTCATTCCTCCACAATCTTATATTTATATTTCTTTTCAAAAACTCTTCCAGTAGTCTGCGAGTTTCAATTGCTGTTGTTCCACATTTTTTTGAAACAACTGACAGCTCAAAATCGTTCATACCTTTCCTTACTTCTTCTCTTGTGAGCTTTAAATCTTTTAAAGCTTCAACAAATCTACACATCTTGTCCATTACATTTCTCCTACATTAAATTATTTTTATACAAAATAGCTGCCATTTCATCACGTATCTTTTCACACTCAGCGTCAAACTCTTCCTCTTGCTCATCTGTGTAATCAGGATTTTTCTTTTCCCAGTCTTCCCAAGCCTTAGCACCTTCGACATAATCGAGAATGATGCTTTCAAATGGTTCAAAATTAAAGTCTTTTGCCTCGTATCTGCAAACTATGAAATCGTGCAGATCTTCTAACGAAATACACTTCAATTGATTTTCATATTTTGCTTTAAATTCTTTAAATTCATTTTCTAAATGATTACAGAAATCGTTGTATTCTTCTATCGCTCTGTCTTCTTCTTCGCATAAACGATCCCAAGCTAAGTCTCTTGCTCTTTCTGCTCCTTCTGCGAATTTTAATGCTTCACTAAAGCTCATTTTATCATCTCCTAAAATATTTCTATGCTTCCGTCATCTTTTTCAATTTTTAATTTTCCAAAATTTCTGTTAAATTTTTTCTCTGCGTTATTGTATGTGAACATTATGCTCAATGTGTTCTTTTTAAATTCTTTGTCAAAAATAAAACTTGTTTCATTTCTCAAGTTAAACTCATTTTTTAATTCATATCCTCTTTTTTTCATTTTGTTAATTAATTCTTTTCTCGTTTTTTATCATCTCCTTTTTTTGTTGTTATTTAACAACGAATTAATTAAAAATTTTTTATAAAATTCTTTTTACATAATTATTATATTACATTTGTTGTTAAATGTCAACACTTTTTTTGAAAAATTAACAAATGACAACAAAAATATTGTATAATTATAGAAAAAGGGATGATACTTATGTCAGATTTTAGAATAAAAGATGAACAATTAAAAGAATTAGGCGATTACTTAAAGAAAGTTAGAGAAAGTAAAGATTATTCATATGGACAAGTGGCAGCATACACAAATTTGAACAAAAAAGAAATATTTATGCTTGAAAATGGGCAAAAGAAAAAGCCTAATCCTTTTTATTTAAAAGCCTTATCAGCTTTTTATAGAATAGATTTGGGTAAATTATATAAAATAATTGGATATATGGATAATGAAGGAGAAATGACTGATGAAATAGAAAATTATAAAATTGATGATGAAATGCTAAATTTATTGAAATTATTAGATGTTAAAAGTCAAAAAAACATTTTAAATGAAATGATAGAAAAAATTGAATATATAAAATTAAAAAACGGAGATTATAAAGAAGTAGAGGATTTGATACAGAAAGTAAAAGAAAAAATAAACGAATTATAATTATTGGGAGGAAAAATTATTGAAAACTAAATTTAAAGTGATTTGCTTATTTTTGATTGCGAGTTTTTTTATCCAAGCTACAGGGAATGACAAAGAATTTATTGTTGACGATTCCATTGTTATATTAGCACTTGCTTGGGTTGTGGGTATTATAATTGTAGTCTTGTTATTAAACAGGAGTAAATATAAAAAAGCTGGACTAATTCTTGCACAAAAAAATGTAGATTTAGAAGAAAAAAATAAAAAATTAGAAATAGAACTAAAAGAAGAAAAAGAGAAAAAATTAGAAATAGAAAAAATGGATTTATTGGAAGCAATTCAAAAATTAGATGAATTAAATAAAAAAATAGTAAAATCAACACTCGAAAAAGCAAGATTAGATAAAGTGATTACGGAAATAACTTATGAATTAAATGAACAAAAAGCAAGATTAGAAACAGTTAATGATGAGTTGGATATAGAGAGTTTTGGGTTGTATAAACCGAAATACGATTTTGCTAATTCTAGTCAATATAAATTCAAACTCGAAGAAACCAGAAAAAAACAAAAAGAAATGATAAAAACTAAAAAAGCGGTACATTATTCAGAAAATTGGACGGTTGACGGCTCGGCTTCAAAAGGACGTAAAATGACTAATGATAACATAAAAATGATTTTAAGGTCATTCAATTCTGATTGTGAAGCAGCTATTAATAAAATAAAATTCAATAACTTAGAAAGAATCGAAAATAGAATTTATAAATCGTTTGAGCAGTTAAATAAATTAAATGAAGTTAATAAGATTTCTATCAGTCAAGAATTTTTGAATTTGAAGTTTGATGAGTTGCATTTGGGTTATGAATATGAACAAAAAAGAGAACTTGAAAAAGAATTATTGAGAGAAGAACGAGAAAAAGAAAAAGAAAATAGAAAAGTATTGCAAGAAATAGAAAAGAAAAAACGGAGCATTGATAAAGAAATTTCGCATTATAAAAATGCTATTGATGAAATAGAGAATAAAATTTTGATTGCATCGGAAAATGAAAAAGAAGAATTGGAAAACAAACTATCCGAAATAAAAGAAATTGTTGAAAAATACAATGACGAAAAAGAAGAATTGGATTATAGACTCGAAAATATTGGTGCAGGATATGTTTACATCATTTCAAATATAGGTGCATTCGGAGAAAATGTTTTCAAAATAGGGGTTACAAGAAGGTTAGAACCAACCGAGAGAATATCTGAATTGAGTAGTGCATCCGTTCCGTTTAAATTTGATGTACATGCTTTGATTTTTAGTTATCAGGCATTTGAACTAGAAAAAGAATTACATAATTATTTCAACGATAAAAGAGTAAATATGGTAAATAACAGAAAAGAGTTTTTTAATATTACTATAGAAGAAATAGAAAGGGCGTTAGAAAAACACAAAGATTTAACGTTTGAATTTAACAAAATTCCAGATGCAGAAGAATACAGAGAAACACTAAAATTAAGAAATTAAGAAAGAAAGGAGATATATATGCGATTTATAGCAAAGTTAATTTTATGGATTTTTTTTCACGATTCCTATGTTATTCATAACACTTGTTAGAATAGCTTTTAAACCTAAAAAGAAAAAATGATTTTTACAAGAGCTTTTTTAAAAGGCTCTTTTTTTATTTAAATTAAATTTTTATGTTCGTTGACATTTAACAACAAATGTGATATAGTTTTAACGAGGTGATAACATGGCTAGAAAATATAAAAAATCAAATGAACACCCTGAATTTGCTAGATTTAAATATTTGATAGAAAAGAAAAAAATAACAATAGATGAGTTTTCTAAAAAAATAGGGTGTTCAAGAAATGCAATTTATAATTTTTTTAAGTGGGATAGAAAAAAACAGATCCAGCAAATTTTTAGAAAATTAAATTTTTTTGATTAATTCGTTGTTAAAAGTAAACAGATTAGTTGATATTTGATTTTTTTAAAATAATAATCAAATTAATTAATTCAGCGATTTCTTTTAATTTTTTATCATTATTTTCCATAATAATTACTCCTTTCGTTAAAGATGTAATTATTTTAATAATGATTGAATTACAATTCAAAAGAAAAGTAAGGAGGTGTGAGATGAGTGAAAAAATGACAAATTATGTAGCAGAAATTTTAAAGGTGCTGGTTGAGAATAAAGTTCCGAAAAAAGATTTTGAAACAATAATTGAAATTATAAGAAAAGAATACGAAAACTGCGGAGTGATTCAGGAGGACACACAAAAAGAATTTTTTCAAAAATTTCTAGAAAACCAAGAAAAGGGGTAAAAATAAAATAAGGAGACGAGATAAATGAATTGGAAAAAAATATTGCTACAAATAATTTTATCAGTAGCAACATCAATAATAACACTGTATATTTTGGCTAGATATTTTAGTTAGTTGTTTAATAAATTAATACAAAAATACGGAGGTATAAAATGGATAAAAAAGAAACTCGTCATCAAAGATGGGCGAGAATATCAAAAGAAATAGAAAAAGTTTTAATTAGACACAATATTACTTTTTTTGAATTTAACAAAATAACAGAACTGCTAAGCATAGCCTATGAACATAGAGCATATTTAAAAAATGAAGGAGGAACAAATCCTCCTGAGAAACATTAACTATTATCTTCAAAACATAAAACTTCATTACGGTTAATAAAGATTTCTTTGCTTTGAACAGAAATCAAAATAAAATCAGGATACAAAGCTATTAATTGAGCGTTATCAAAATTTCCAAATGAAGTTTTAATATTTACAAAATACCCATTATCAGTATTCAAAAAATCTATAAATGCTGATTTATCGAAAATATTATTTTTAGACATAATAAAACCTCCTTTCGTTATAGTTTTGTTTGGCGATAATATTATAACTCAAAAGGAGAGAAAATTTAAGCAACAAAAAAAGCACTCCGAAGAGTGCTAGGAAAGAAGAAATTTCAAATTACTACATATTGTGTTTATTATACCATAATATTTTAAAAAACACAATATGTGGGGAGAGGGAAATAAAATGAAATATACAATAAACGGATATTCTCAGGAAAAATTACTGAAAAATAATTTAGATTTATCTGACAGTGTAATTTTAAGGGTATTGGCGGATATTTATTCAAGTAATAGTAAAAAGATTGAATATAAAATTATGAACAATGATAAATATATGTGGATTTCTTATGGTTATTTATTTGAACAGATACCGATTATAGGCTCTGAAAGAACACTTGTGAGAAAAATAGATAACTTAATTAAAAAAAAGATATTAAAAAAGGAACTTGTAACATCTAAAAAAGGAATCAAGGGGAGATTTTTATATATTTCTTTTGGAGAGAAATATTTTGAATTAACAGAATATTCAAATAATACAAAAGAGGAAACAAAAACTAAAGAAACGGAAGAAAAAAAGGATGAAGCCAAAACATCAAATGACAAAACGACATCTGAAGATACTAAATGTCAAATTGACACTAACCAAATGACAAAATGTCATGAACCAAATGACAAATTGACATCACACCAAATGACAAAATGTCATAACAAAGATTCATCTATAGATAATTCATCTATAAATAATAATATATTAAATAATATATATAGTTCAGTGATAGATTATTTGAACGAAAAAGCGAACAGCAAATATAAAGCAACAAGTAAAGACAATCAAAAACATATAAAAGCTCGTATAAACGAAGGATATGATTTTAATGACTTCAAAAAAGTTATAGACAATATGTGTTCAGCTTGGAAAAATACAGAATTCGAGAATTATTTAAGACCAAGCACCTTATTTGGTGTTAAATTTGAAAATTATTTAAACTGGAAAAAAACAGGAGGAAATAAAAATGGAAACACAGGGAATAAGAGAAGCTATACAGGAAATGCTGAGAAAAAAGGGTTTGACAAGCACAATGATTATAAGCCAGACTACTCAAAGGGATTCGATGACTGGAATTAGTGCGCCAACTGTATCATCGAGTATTTTCAAAGAACAGGACATTCGAAAATATATGGGCTTGTCAAGACTAACGGAACAGGATTGGCATAAAAGATTCGAGAGCGCAGAAGTTAAAACGCCTGAAGAAATTGAATTTAAGAAGTCATTTGAGAAATATTGTAAAAACTTTGAAACAATCAAACAAAAAGGACTTGGAATATTAATGAGCGGCAATCCTGGAACTGGTAAAACTTATTATACAACCTGCATAATGAATGCTTTAAACCAAAAATACCTTGTTTACAAGACAACTTTATCTGATTTGCTGGAAGAAATCAGAAAAAGCTATAAAAGTTTTGAAAATGAGAATGACGATTTTTTATTCAGCAGATTATCCAAAGCGGAATTGATAATTTTTGATGACCTGGGAAATGAATTTTTAAGCGACTGGGGAAAAGAAAAAATGTTTATGATCCTGAATTTTATTTATGAGAACAATAAGCCGCTAATAATAAACACAAATTTAGATGCTAAGCAATTATCAAGTTTTTTTAACATAAACGGCAGCGATAAATTATTAGACAGAATCCGCAGTAAATGTAAAACATATATTTTTAGCTGGGAAAGTCGGAGAAAAGATCTGTATAAAAAGGACTTTGAGGAATTGTATTAGGAGGATAAATGAATAGAATAAAAGTCATAGAACTTTTTGCAGGAGTCGGAAGTCAGGCGATGGCTTTACGGAATATTGGAATCGATTATGAAGTTCTAGGAATTTCCGAAATAGATAAGTTCGCTATTAAAAGCTATGAAGCCATACACGGAGAAGTCCACAACTTCGGAGACATTTCCAAGATTGAGAAGCTGCCTTATTGCGACCTGCTCACGTATTCATTTCCTTGCCAGGATTTAAGCATTGCCGGACATCAAAAAGGAATAAACAAAGATACGAGAAGTGGACTACTTTTGGAAGTTGAAAGATTGCTTCTGAAAGCAAAAGAGAACAGAACGTTGCCAAAGTATCTTTTGCTTGAAAACGTCAAAAATCTAGTTGGAAAGAAGTTTATAAAAGATTTTGAGCGTTGGCTAAGCTTTCTAAACAGTTTGGGATATTATTCAAACTGGGAAGTGTTAAACGCAAAAGACTATGGAATCCCACAAAACAGAGAACGGATATTCGTGGTAAGCAGTCTTGAGAATATGCACTATAAGTTTCCAAAGCCAGTTGAACTGAAATCTAAAATGAAAGACTTGCTAGAGGAAAAGGTAGATGGCAAGTATTATTTATCCGAGAAATATCTGAAATGCTTTTCTGACATGAAAAACAGAAACGGATTTACAAGGGGTGAAAGATTTAATCCTAGAAAACTTGAAGAATGTAATACTGCATTCGCCATAACAACAAGAGCAGGAGCGAGACCAACCGACAATTTCATAATACAAAAAGGACACGGATTCAATAAAGGCGGAATAAAAGAAAATATAGTTCCAGCCTTAACAAAGAGTTCGTGGCATGAAAATAATTTTGTTGCAAATATAAATCCTAGTGGAAAAGGCATGAACGGAAATGTATACAGAACTAATTTGAGTCCAACTCTTACAACGAACAAGGGAGAAGGTATTAAAATTTTACAGAACAATGATTACAGAATAAGAAAACTCACTCCACTTGAATGCTGGAGATTAACGGGATTCAGAGATATGGACTATTATGCTGCAAAGTCTGTAGGAATTTCGGATGCACAATTATACAAGCAGGCAGGAAACAGCATAGTGGTAACGGTTCTTGAAGCTATATTCAGAAACTTGTTTTTAAAAAAGCATAAGAAAAAGCGAGGCATTATAGCGGAACAAATCAAAATATTTTAGGAGGATAAATGCAAAAATTACAGGAAGAAAAGAAAAGACTGAAAAGCAATAATAAAATTCTGAAAGAACAAAACAGAATTTTGAATGAACAGATGATGAAAAAGTCTGAAAAAATTAAGCAAAATGGTATCTGGATAGAGGAGAACAACAAAAGAATTAGACAGATTGAGAAAATTTTAAAAGTCAAGATGAAAGAAAATACATAAAATCAGGAGGAAATAAAATGTTAGGAAACAACGTAGTAGACTATATGATAAACAGCTGTAAAGGAGCATATAATTTAGAAAATGCAAAATTAATTAAAAAGAATGTGGAAGATAAGAAAGTTCAGTTTGTATTCAAGAGAAGTGATTTAAAATTAAACATCGAGTTTGCGAATGATAAGATTTCAGGAATTATATATAATAATTTCTTAACTGATTCGCAAAGAGAAAATGTAACAGAATCTGAATATTGTACAAGATTGAATGAAATGCTTGAAATAACAGATATTGATGATATAAATAAACTTGATGAAATTTCAAGAAATATCATCAAAAAAATAAATTCAGAAAAGTTATTTGGAGAAAATCCAAAGAAATTACTTTTGAACAGAGAATACAGAGAAAAACTTGTAAAAATAAAAAGATTTTTCGGAGCAGAGCCACAACTGCTGAAACTTTATGAAGAAATTGAAGAGCTGCAAACAGCATATAGAAATTACAGAAAAACATTTTACAAGGACGAACAAAATCTAATTGAAGAAATAGCCGACTGTTTTGTTGTAGCTTTACAAATCAATAAAGTAAAATTGGTTAAAAATGTTATTAGAGGCTTGATTGATAATACTAAAATCTTTAAAACTGAAATGATTGAAAAAATCATAAGAATGATTAAATTTAAAATCAATCGTACAGTTGAAAGAATTGAAAAAGGGCAATACGGAACATATAAAATTGAATATAAAGTCACTAGAGCTACACAGGAAGTTATCAGCGAAGAAAAAGAAGTTGAGGTAGTAAATTCTCCAGCGAAATCATTTAGCGTTGCAGAAAGCAAGAAACATAGCCGTGAGGAGAAAGAAAGAACAAAAAAAGAGAACAAGGTTTTTGAATTTGTGAAAAAGAATGAGCCATATTACTATAGGTCAAAAGAGGTGCAGTCTGGTACAAAAATACATCCAACTGAATGTACAGAAATAGTGAGAGAATTGATTGACAGGGGGAAAATAACAGTTATAAAAAAAGGGAGAGACGGCATATACGGAGCAACACTTGCAACCGTTCAGGAAGCAGAGGTAACTGATTAATGGCAATAAATGCAGGGAAAAAATTTGAAAACGACTTTAAGAATAGCGTTAATACAGATGAAATATTTTTGCACAGATTCAAGGATGGAACAACAGGAACTGTAAATGGACAGATGATCAGATTCAAAAATAAAAACTTATGTGATTTTTTACTTTTCAAGGACGGCTTGCTTGTCCTTGTTGAGTTAAAATCCTTTTTAGGAAAATCAATGCCATTTACAAATATAAAAGATACAGTTGATGAACAGCAAACATTTTTGTACAATTTACGACTTGAGGCAAAGAAAAATAATGTAAAAGCGTATATGATACTTAATTTTAGGGATTTGTCAGAAACTTATGCAATAGATATTCATAATTTTGATGAGTTTTACAAAATGACGAATAAGAAAAGCATCAATATAGATGAAGTGAGGCAATTAGGAAAGCAATTGTTTCAGCAAAAGAAAAGAACAAACTACAGATACGAAATTAGCGACTTGTTCAATTAGGAGGAATAATGGGTAAAAGATTAGCAAAAAATAGAGTTAGAAGTATTTTAGAAGAATATCCAGAAACACGGAATGCTGAAAATCCCGACACATATGTTATGTGCTTAATATTGGTTGAGGACGGGATAATAACGCAGGATCAGGCGGCAAAGATATATGACGGATATTCAATTAACAACATAGTTAAAAGTCGCCAGAAAATCCAAAATTCGGACAAAGAGTATGAACCTAACGAGGAAACTAAAAAGAAAAGGTTTGTAGGATATATGAATTTTAGGCACGCTTGGCGGAAAGGAAACTTGGATGTCTAAAAGAATGAGCAGAGAAAATCAGAAATTAATTTACTGGTTCATAGACTGTTACGCTTATCATCTGAAAGGTGTAGACATAAATTGGCAGACTAGCAAGCAAAAGCCTGCCATTTCCGATTATTTTTTGTACAAGGCAAAGGAAGACTTGAAGAAACTTTATATCAGGCATAGTGGCAAGAATATAAAGGGATATGAGCCTTTCAGAAACATGGAAAGCAAGCTGAAAGACAGAATTGGAAACATAATTGACAAGAATTACACAAAAGAAAGCAAAATCAATATAATCACGAACGATTTAATGGATTTTGTAACTGACGAGATTCAAATGCTGTTTATCAAACTGAATGATACTTTTAGCTTGGCACTTAAATTAATGAGCAATGCTGAAGCTGTGGCATTTACTAATTTCCTGTTTGACTATTTTTTGCAGAATGATATTGATATGTGGCAGGAAATACACGAACTGTATAGACAACAGGAAAACAGGAACTGGGTGTACTGGATGTTAAAAAAGAAAATATGTGTTATTACAGGAAAGCCAAATGCACAGCTGGCACATATTTCAAAAAGTGCTGGAGCATTAGGTGGCTATAAATATGATAAAGGGATAGGGAACAGTTATTTACCGTTATCAGCAGAGTGGCATATAGGAGTGGATCATGGAGTTGGTGGTGGCAGAAACAAATTAATAACAAAACTTAAAGAGCTGAATATAGAGCCTTTTGAAATAAAGACAGATGAAGAAGTTAAGGAATTGAAGAAAATATATAAGGGGCATTTTAAAGGATTTAAGGAGAAGATATGAAAAATTTTTTGTTACTAGGCCTTTTGGTAATAACTATAAGTTGTAGTACATATTATGAAAAATTTCAGCAAGAGTGTAGGCAATATAAAGTTATCAAAAAGTTAAAATCTAAAACAAGTGAAAAAGTGTATCTGAAATTTGAGAATGGAAGTATACATGAAGTATCGCCAATATTGAAATATAAGGATATAGAAGACAATCGTAAGTTAAAAAAATGTGATTTTTAAAAAAGTTTTGGAAATTAGGACAATGACAGTTGAATATTTTTGGTATTAGGGTATAATATATTATTATATTTTAGGAGGAAATTTATGGATTCAGAAGAAAAATTCAAGGAATATTCTACTAGATGCAATGAGATTATAAATAAATATAAATCTAGGTTAGACGAATTAAATAGCTTAAGAAATGAAATGTTTAAAAGGGATATGACTTATGATTCAAAAGAAATAAAAGAAAGTCTTCATGAAACCAGAAAAATATACATGGAGCAAGAAAAATTGTTTTATGATTTATTACATGATGTTACAAATTACCTTAATTCAGAAAATAATGAAAAAATTGAAATATTACAGAAATTCAAATTTTTGAGAAATGAAATTCAATTTAATTATTATCAATGTTTTGCAGAAAGAACTAAAATAGAAAATCAAACAAATTTTCATAACACTGCTAAACTAAGTTCATTTGCAAAAATACAACATTCCAAAGTAGAAAATTTAATTGAAGACCAAAAAGAACATGATAAAAAAATATTAGAAATAATGGGAGTATTTTTATCTATCTTTTCATTAATAGGAGTAAATTTATCCTTTTTTTCAAATATTAAAGATGTGAGTGTTTGGAACATATTGTTGCTAGTTATCGTGATAAATGTGTCGTTATCGGAAGCTATAAAAGTAATTTTTAGTGTTATCAGAAAAGAAAAAGTAGAGACTATTGCGGAAAAAATATTTAAAACAATAGTAAATTGTATAAAAGAAAAGACCAAATAAAACTGGTCTTTTTTATGTAAATGTTAAAATTTAAAAAGAAAAACATTGTTTATGATTTTAATTTTTAAAGAAAAAACAAAACTCAAACACTTGAAAAAAGCATTAAAATAGGTTATAATTAGGAGGTAAAATGAGTATAAGTAAAGAACTCAAAGAAATTAAAGATTTTTTAGAAAGTGAAAAAATAGGAAAAATCTTTATTGATAAAAGACCCAATGGAATGATATTAATAGAAACAACGGAAACTAAGAAATATCAAAACAGAGTATGCAAAAAAGCAACCTGATTTCAAAAGTTTCAAACAACAATTGAATAAAGTATAAATAGCGACGTACACAAAATGATGACCGTATTTATAAATTTGAGGAATTAAAAAGCCTTGATTTTATATATACGGTCTTTTTTTGTCTAAAAAAATAAAAAGGTAAAGGAAAAATGAAAGATGAAAACATAAAATTGTTGATTAAAAACGAATATGAAAATGGTGCAGGAGTTACAGAACTTTCTAAAAAATATAAAGTTAGTGTAAACACCATTAACAGTTGGAAAAAAAGAGAAAAATGGCAAAAAAAAGTTGCACCAAAAGGAAATGCACCAAATTCTAAAAAATGCACCAAAAATAAAACTGGTGCAAATGATAAGGAAACACAGATAAAATCAGACATAATCGATGATGTCTCGAAATATGAAATAATGGCAAAAAATGGCATAAGTGAAAGAACTTATTACAGAAAAAAGCAGAGCGTTAGAAAAATCCAAATTGAAAAAAGCCAAACAGTTTTATCTAAAATTGCAGATGAAAATTACCAGGATCTAAAAGAACAATTACAGGAGCTGGAAAAAGAAAAAAGGAAACTAAAGGAAAAGTTTTTGGAAATTGGATTGGAAGATGATGAAACTTTAAAACGCATAAACACACGCCTAAAAGTCTTAAAAGAATTTGAAAAAGAAATTTATAAAGGTGGACAGATTGTTGGAAGTTATCGGCAGGCAGAATTAGAAATGGAACTGGAAAACGAGAATATCCAAAAAGAAAAACTGGAAATTGAAAAATCTAAATTAAACTCCGATATAGACAAGGATAACAAAATAGAAATTAAGTTGGTGGGGATTTAATGGAAATAACAAGAGAAGTGAATAAACATTTTCAGGAATTTTTATTGGACGATAGCCAACACATTTATTTTTTGTTAGGAGGTTATGGAAGTAGCAAATCATACAATGCAGCTTTTAAATTAGTAATTTCAGCTTTGAAAGAAAAAAGAAAAATATTAGTTGTTCGACAGATAAGAGAAAATTTAAAAGAGAGTTGTTATGCGGATATTCAAGATATTATCTATATGCTTGGACTCGAAAAATATTTTTATTTTACAACAACGCCGATGAAAATTTCTTGTACTGTAACAGGAACTGAATTTATTTTTAGAGGATTGGACAATGTTAAGAAAATCAAATCAATAAAAGATATAGATACTATTTGGATAGAAGAGGCAGATGAGATTGATTATAAATCATTCAAAGAACTTAAATCAAGATTGAGAAGTATAAAAAACAGAAATATATTGATTTTAACAACTAATCCTAATGAGTTTGGAGTATGGACGTATAAGTATTTGACAGAAGTACTAAAGAGCATTGGTAAAGACGAAAATAGTCTATATGCTGAACGGATTATGAAAATAAAGAATGAAGTAAGTTTGAAAAAAGGGAATGTATTTTCTGAAAATATATACTTACATCATTCAGTATACACAGACAACAAATTTTTGCCCGACAATTTTATAGCAGACTTGGAAACTGAAACAGATGACTATTTGAGAGCAATAAAGACATTAGGGAGATTTGGAAGTGCAGGAGATACATTATTCAGAAATTTACATCATATGGAACAAAGAAGGATAGAAAAGTTGATTGAAGGTAAATGGAATAGGTTTGCTGGATTCGATTTTGGTTTTAGCAATTCTTACAACGCAATAGTAAGAGTTGTGATAGATGAGGAATTGAATGATTTGTATATCTATGAAGAATTTTACGATAATCATTTAACCGATGTGGAAATGCTGGAAACTGAAATGATACAGAAATTGATAAATGACGGAGAAGTTGTTTATGCAGATAGTGCAGAACCAAAGGCAATAGCTTTTTACAATATGAATAATGTAATGATTAATCCAGTTAAAAAGACAAGCGATATAAGTAAAGCTGGAGTTAAAAAGATACAATCATTTAGAAACATATTTATTGATAAAAACGTGTGTCCTAACACATATAGAGAACTAACAGAAATGAAGTGGTTTTTTAATAAAGACGGATTGATTGCTAAAAATCCTAAGACACAAAAGCCATTTAATATTGACCCACACAGTTTTGACGCTATTAAATATGCACTAAGTGATTATACACCGTATATATTAAATAAACATTATTACAAAGAGGAGGTGGGGGATGAGACTTAATATTTTTTCAAAAGGATTTTGGAGCACTAGGTCACCAGTTACGTTATCTGAATTTATAAATGGTTATACGCTCGAAGATGAAGACCCTGAAAAGTTTTTGAGCCAGTTGTATAAGAATCCTTTTACAAGTTCAGCTATTACAAGAATAAATGAAGCAATAAATAATTTAAAATGGGGAACATATAAAAAAGGATATGGGGATAATGTTAGAGATGTTAAAAGTAGCTATGTGTTAAATACATTGCAAAATCCTAATTCTTTGCTCAACACAGACCAGTTTATTAATTATTTTGCTTTATATTACATCTTGTTTGGCGAGTTGCTTGTAATGAGAATTGATTTGTATACAAAAGCTGAACTAATTTTATTAAAAAAAGGTTCTTATTATATCGAATATGACAATCAAAATGTATTGAATGGTATCAAATCAATAAGAGTAAATGGCAAAGAGTACAAAGGCGAAGATCTAAAGATGTTTCACTACATAAAAGGTGTAAATATTTACGATAATATCGCTGGAGCAGGTCGAGGAATAAGTAAGGTGCAGTCATTAACCGCTTTACATAATTACTGGTGTTACATAATGCAGTGGAACAACAGCATATTAAAAAACGGTGGCAAGAGAAATCTTATAATCGTTGTTAAAAAGTTCCTGAACGCTTTTAAGAAAAAAGAAATTAAGAATGAAATAGAGCAGAATAGCGGCTCTAAGAATGTAGGGAAAGCACTTATTTTGGACGGAGAAGGTGCCGAAATAAAAGAGGCTGACTTTTCACCGCAGGATTTTGATTTTCTTAATGCTATGGATGAAATAAGGAACACAACTGCCGCTGTTATGAATGTACCCAGTATTCTAATTGGAGACAGAACTAACAGTAAATTTAGTAACTACAAAGAGGCTAAAAAAGATTTGTATACAGAGAACATATTGCCACTTGTCGAACAAATAGCCGAGTATCTTAATAATATTATGAAAGATAAGCTAGAAAATAATGAATACATTGATTTTGACACAAGTACAATTGGAGTACTCAAAGAAGACAGAAAAGAGAAAATGACAATGCTTAATAATCTTAGTTATTTAACGATAAATGAGAAGAGAGCAGAGCTTGAATATCCGCCAATTGAAAATGGAGATGATATTTTAATCAGCACATCAATGACACCATTAAAAGAAATATACGAAGATGTAAAACCAGTTGAGGAGGAAGACGATGACAAAGAAGAAGCGGAAAACGAAGAAAGTTAAGTTGACTAACTCACAAAAAAAGATATTGGCAAAAAGGCAATTGAAAATGCGAAACAGGTTGATATTAAAGCAATTTAATAGATTAAGACTTGTTTTTAAACAATTGCGTGGAGAAATTGATGTAAATGAGCAGATGTTTTTGAGCGAATTCGCTTGGGAAACGTTTAGCAGTCAATTATTCGATGAATTAAAAAAAGGAATACTCGAAACAGTAAGTGAAACATCGAATTTTTTAATTACACATCGTGGCATTGATGAAAAATTAATTCCAGCTGTAAAGAATAAAACTTTGAAAATGTTTGGAAAAAAAGTGATTGCTGAAAAAGTAGCTAATATAAAAGATACAACAAAGAAAATATTAAACAAAGTTATTGTTTCAGGACAAGAAAAAGGGCTTAATATTCGTGATATTGCTAAGAATATAACGAAAAAAGTAAAAGATATGGAAGAAAAAAGAGCAATGATAATAGCAAGAACCGAGACGGCTACTACTGCAACAATGACTTATTTGGAAGGGCTTATAAAAGCAGGATTGCCAAAAACGTGGTGGCACGTTGGAGGTGGAAAAACAGACAGACAGACACATTTAGATCTTGACAAAGTGACGGTTGAAGACGCAAGTAAGCCATTTTCTAACGGAATGATGTGTCCGCACGACTTAGAAGCAGATGTAGGAGAATTGATAAATTGCCATTGCGAATTAATATAAGGGAGGTAATATGGATAAATTTCAAAAAAGTGTCGAAATGATTTTGAAAAAGGACACAGAGGAAAAAGGAATAATTGAAGGGCAATTGGTAACGCATAGCGTTATCGACAGCTATGGCGATTATTTCGATAAAACAGCACTTGATAAAGTGGATAAGGACAAGACCTATTTCTTGCTGCATATGCACGACTGGAGTAAAGAGATTGGAACTTTGAAAGTTTATCAAGATGAAACTGGAAACCTTAAATTCTCGGCTAAACTTGATTTGTCAACAGATGAAAATGGTAATGTAATAAATCGGGACGCTCAAAAAGTTTATTCAATGATGAAAAACGGAGCAAATTATGAAATGTCAGTTGGCGGATTTCTGAAGCAAAGGGAATATGGGAAAGTACAGACCGACAAGGGAGAGGTTGACGCTAGGATAATTAAAGAAATTGAAGTTGTGGAAGGTAGCGTTGTGTTAAAAGGAGCAGTACCAGACGCAACGGTGGAAACAGTAAAAGGCGATAATAATATAAATAAAAATAAAGGAGATGATAATATGCCAAAAAATATTGAAGATTTTGAAAAAGGGTTGAGACAGAATACAGAGGACATAAAAAAAACAAATGAAGATTTAGCAGCAGCATTGAAAAAGAATGGAGAGTTGGAAGATAAAATCAACAAGGCTAATGAAGAGCTTGAAAATATGGGTAAAGCATTAGATGAAGTTATGAAAAAAGGTGTGCCTAGTCCTGAAATAGAAGAGAAAAAAGAAACTGAAGCGTTGCAAAAATTTCTAAGAACTGGAGAAGCTGAAAATTTAAGGGTTGCAAAAGCAATATCTAGTACACAAGTTGCCGTATTAATTCCAAGTGCCTTAGAAAGAGAAATTTTAAAGGAAATAAAAGAAAATTCTCCATTTTTGTTTAATGCAAGAATTTATACAGGTAAGGAATCCTACAGAAGAGTACCGATTAGAAATGAAATAACTCCTAAAAACCAAGCTGTAAAAGAAGGTATTGGAAATACTCAAAGTGGAGAAATAAGTTACACATATATTGATATAAAAGCTGGGAAAAGACAAGTTCCATATCCATTGACAGATGAAGCTAGGGAAGATGCGTTTGCTGATTTAGTTGGCGAAATTAAAGAAGCAGTTGCAGAAGATTTTGGAATAACGTTAAGTGATTTAACAATAAATGGAACATATAATGAAACAGCAGACCAGTTTATTGAAGGGTTTATGACAAATGCTGATGTAAAAGCCAATGCAGTAACATCTGCTACAGCTGGAAAAGTAACTTGGGAAGATATGGTGAAACTTGAAACAGGAATGAAAAAACAATATAGAAAAAATGCCAAATACTATGTCTCTCTAAAAATGTATGAAGAAATGAAATTATGGAAAGATACAACGGATAGACAATTGTGGAGTACAATCCATAACGGTGCAACAATGGTATTCAATGGTTATGAAGTGGTTGTTGATGAGTTTTTAGATGATATAGCAACTGGAAAATTCCCTGCAATATTCTGCGACTTCAAAAAAGGTTACGGATACTACATAAAGAATGATTTTGAACAAGAAACAAACAGAAAAGTAAATGAAGGAATTACAGAAATTTATACAAGAATAAGAATCGGAGGAAAAGTGTTAAGACCAAATGCTTTTAAACCGTTAAAAGTAAAATAGAGGTGGTTTTGAATGCTTATTACTGTTGAAGACTATAAAAGGATAACAGGCAAGACCTTAGCTGATGAAGAATTGGCTAAGGTTGAAACCTTGCTTAGCGTTGCGATTAGTCAGATTGAAAACATAACTGGATATAAATTGGAAGTTGAAACACTTACAGAGGATTATGATTATAATAAGCGAATTTACTTGAATAAACGTCCAGTTGTTGAAATTGTGGGCATTGATTTCAATGATAGATATAAAAGTCGTGGGAATTATATTGAGTTTATTAATTTTAGTAATTGCCCTTGCAATACAAAAGAAAAAGAGATTGAAGTAACTTATAAGGCTGGATACGATGAACTGCCTGATTGGTTAAAATACGAAATATGTATACTTGTAAATGATTTTATTAACAGTATGGATGAAGAGGCTAGCAAGTATAAGACTTATAAGATTGATGACATTTCTTATTCGTTTGTAGATTTTGCAAATAACAAGAGAGAAAAAATTGAGAGTATTGCGAGGCGGATATATGGCTGAAATTGTATATGAATTAGAGGGATTAGAGAAGCTGGATAAAGAGCTGAAGTATTTGCAAACCCACGCTGTTAAAGTAGGTATTTTAGGCGATGATGGCGACAAAGAAAGTGATGAGTCAGAAGGAACAACAGTTTTGGAATATGCTTTGTATAATGAATACGGAACAAAAAGAGGTATACCTGCAAGACCGTTTTTCAGAACATCAGTTGCAACTGACGAAGCTCAAAAAGAAATTAAAGATTATATGAAATCACAACTAGAATCAATAATTGCTGGAGAACTAACTGGAGAAGAGGCTTATAATAATTTAGGGAATTTTGTGGTTAAAAAAATAAAAGATACGATTGATAAAGGTGGTTTTACAGCATTAGATCCTAAAACTATAAAATTAAGGGAAAAAAAGGGGAATAATTCGACAAAACCGCTTATGGATACTCACTCACTTTACAATTCTATTTCTTATGAGATTGTAGGTGTATAAAAATGGCACACAAAACATTTATTCCAAAAAGATTTTTTAGCAAATGTAGAATATCAAAGAAAACTAGTGAATGGATTAATTCGGAACTGGTTGAAGTTGATGAAAGTATAGATTTTGAGGGAGCGGTATTTAATCTTAACAGGCAGGACATAAGTATGCTTGTGGATCAAGGGATACAAGTAACTTTGAATAGTAAAAAGATATATTGTTATATTGATATTGACTTGAAAAATACAATTGAATTTGAGGGAAACAACTATATTGTGACAACGGCTAAGAACTATATGAAACACGATGAACTTAGAATTTATTATATTGAAAGGGTGCAAGAATGAAAAACGAAGCATTAAGAAAATTATTAGCCAGTTTCGTAAATTTCCAAGTTATTCGTGATAATTATGTAGCTAAAAAGCCAACTGAATGTGCTGTTATGCATACAATAAGTCTTAATAAGTCGGCATACAGTGCATATAAGACTGTTGAAACAACAGATACGCAAATCAAGGAAAAGGCTTTAAGATTAGTTATTGCTTATTTGCAATTTGATTTTTATGCTCCAACACAGGCAAGAGCAGAAGAAATGGCTAGTGAGTTGCTTGAGGTTATAGTATTTAAGAAAAGACATGACTTGGTTAGGAACGGATTTGGATTAAGTGATGACAATATAGAAATAAAAGATTTAACTTTCCTTGAGGGCAGTCAGTACATTTACAGATTTAGTTTTGATGTAGAAATGAATTGGCGTGAATCAAGCGAAAGAGTAAGAGATTTAATAAAAGATGTGGAAGTAAAAACGGAGGTAGAGAATGGCTAAGAAAATAAAAGTAACAGTAATAAGACCAACAAAGCCTTTATTGCTAGGCGATTTTGGAAAAGTCTTATTTATAACTAAAGAGGCAGATAAACCTTACAAGAAATATACTAAACTGGATGATGTTAAAACAGATTTTGGGGCTGATTCTAAAATGTACAAAGGTGTAGAAACATTTTTGTCACAAGAGGATAGCGATGGGAATGTAATCCAGCCAGATGTTTGGTATTGTGCAAGTAAAGCAACGCCAAACGAAGAATTTTTAGATAGTTTACCAACTGGCGATTTTTACGGTGTGATTGTAGATTTTTATGATGAGGAATTTACAAAGGCATTGGCTAAATGGCTAACTAAAAATGTTAAATTTGCAGTTGTGGCTAATTCGACAGCTGAGAATAACAAATTAAAAGAAAGCGTGAGAATATATTTTATGGCTGGAAAAGCCGAAGGCGGAAACTTGGATATATTTGGATTACCAGCTTACACTTTCGCTCAAGGAATTAATGGACGTTGGAGTGATAGAAGAATATTAGGAGTAGATCCGTCAGCTAAAACTTTGACAGAAGAAAGCAATAATGAGAAAGGGAATATTAATTACACTAGAAGTTTTGTTGGATATAACGCTGTGACAAGTGGCTCTTGGTGTGCTGACGGTGTAAGACATGCGGACCAAACGATTAAGATCGACGCAATTGTACATAACATTGAAACTAATTTGTCTAGAATGCTAATTGAAGAAAAAAATACAACAATGGACGGTGAAGGTATTCCAAAAGTCGAAGCATTATTAAATAGAGTAATGCTAGCAATGGGGAAACAAGGAGCAGTTGCTAAGAATAATAGTGGCGAATACTTGTTTAAAGTTACAGTCCCAAGCATTGAAGACACTTCGGCACAAACAGGATTGACTGTAGACGATTACATCAATCGTACACTTAGAAATGTAAAAATTGATTTTACAATCAGTACAGAAATAGAAAAAATTGAAGTTACATTGGTTTGGCACGATGAACCATTAACGGCATAGGAGGTAGAAATGGGAAATAATTTTTTAGAAAAGTCGATTGATTTAAGCAAGGTTGATTTATTCATTACATTTCCAGGGGTAGGGACTTATATGATTAAAGAGGCTAAAGAGATTGAAAATAATCCGACAGAAGACTCTCATACAATGGGAGATCCGGATATCAAGGGTAATGTTCCAACAATTCAAACGAGGGTTACAAAAAGAGAAATCAAATTGACGACAGTAAAAGGGTCTGATGATGATATATTCTTGACTAAATGTAATGCAAATCCAAATGGAGTTTTAGGGACTTTGACATATATAGACAATACAGGAATGAACAAAATTGTTGGAAACGGACAAGGTGTTTCTATCCAAAAAGGCGGAGAAAGAAAAAACAATACAAAAGATGTTGACATTGAATACACAATTCAATGTGCGAAATATGATGAAAAAGTTTAGGAGGAATTAGAAAATGGCAAATAAAGAAAAAATGGAAGAAAAAGAACAAGAAAATAATGTTTTTATCGACAATTTAGGAAGGTTAAATATTAAGGGGCAAGAGATATATGTAGATTCGGAAGGAACTTTAAAAGAATTTGATTTTAGATTAACTAAGCCGCAAAATTATCAAGTTTACACAAATGCTCTAACAAAATTTTTAACAGATAAAGATGTCACAGTATTTGCAGCAACAGTATTACCGAAAATGGTAGAAAAACCAAATGAAGCTAGAAAAATTAACTTTTTTGAATACGATGAAGAGGCATTATTTGAAATAATTGCGACTATTATAGACTACATGGGTAAGTTCAAGGAGAACAAGAAAAGGAAATTGAACATGACCTTGAAATAGCAGAGGAACAATACAACGACCCTATGATTAAAATGAAATGGGAATTTATCATAAAAAGAAAAATAAAAGACCCTAATGTTGTTCTGGATATGAGCAACGTTAGGTTTTTCCAGTGGTGTAGAGCAATAATGGATTTTGAGGAAAAGGAGGGATAAAATGGCTGGTGGAAATAAATTAGAAATATTGTTGAGTGTTAAAGCCGAGGATAGTCCTTTAAACAAATTAAAATCTAAAATGCAATCTATATTGCCTGCTGCTGCAAAAGTAGAAGAAAAAATATCAAAAATCGGAAACAAAGTCGGTGGTTCTGGATTAGAAAAACTGAAGGCTAAAATGGCTAGTTTAATACCGAACATTTCACAATTGCAAAGCAAAATCCGAAATTTTAAATTTGAAAACCTTACCAACGGATTAATAAATAGTGTTGAAAAAATACCGTTGATTGGTAAAAGAGCGGCTTCAGGATTGGATGCAATTCGTGATAAGTTTAATGGCTTAAAAGGAATAGGTGGCTCATTGGGCAATTTTTTTCCGAAACTAGGCGAAAAAATAAAAGGAGCATTTAAAGTTGACGGCTTGAAAAAATTTGGATCAGGGTTAAAAAACATAGGAAGCAAAATTTCTAATATTTTCAAAAAACTGAGCAAATTCAGTATGATTAGTAGTATGTTTGGAGGGCTTGCTGGTGGACTTAGCTTTGCAGGACTAGCAAAGGCTTCTGACGAAAATTCTTTAAGAAATTCTAGGCTTAAGATGGTCACAAATGATGTCGCTGGTTTGAAACAAAAAACATTTGCAGCATCACAACAAAGTGGTGCGGATTATGGAGCACAACTAGATTCCATCGCTAAGTTAAAAATGCTGACAAAAGGTCTATTTAATGATAATGAGGCAGTTAAATTTACAAGTACATTGGATAAAGCATTTAAAGTATCAGGTACATCAGCTGAAGAAGCAAAGTCGGCAATGTTTCAATTGAACCAGGCAATGACTTCTGGAAAGCTACAAGGAGATGAATTTAGGTCAGTAATGGAAAATGCTCCAATATTGGCTCAAAAAATAGCAGAGTCAATGGGAGTTTCGATGGGAGAACTTAAAAAGTTAGGATCTGAAGGTAAAATCACTTCGGATGTAATCAAAAATGCAGTGTTAGGAAGTGCTAATGATATAGAATCGAAATATAAACAAATGCCTTTGACGTTTGGAAAAGTTTGGCAACAAGCACAGAATGCAGGACAACAGGCAATGGACGGATTGCTTACTAAAGTAAATCAATTATTAAATACTCCTGCTGGGCAAAGAATGGCTCAAAGTGTGCAACAAGCTTTTTCAGGAATGGCAACAATGGCTGATGGTGCATTAAATGGGATAATTAGTATTTTTGGTAAACTAAACTTCGCTCCGTTGTTAGAGCCTTTGAAAGGCATAGGACAAACCTTATCACAAGCATTTAGTGGAATTGGTGGTGATGGACTTACAAACGGCATTGCTAATGGATTAAATATGATAATTAGCTTAGCTGGACAAGTTGCAGGAGTGATTGGTCAAATGTTAAGTGGCATTAATTTTAGCCAAATAGGTCAAATATTCAGTGATATAGGTAATGCTGTAACGACATTGTTTGCTAACATTGATTTTGGAAGTATAGGGAATATGTTTGCTATGGCTTTTGGACAGATAATGCAAGTTGTATCTATGCTAACCCCAGCACTTTCTCCAATTATGCAAATATTTGCGGTAATCGTTAATTTAGCGGTTCAAATAGGAACGGCTTTGATTCCAATAATTGGAATTGTACTGCAAATAGGAGCAGTATTAATATCGGCAATAGTTCCAGTTGCTCAAGTTGTAATTGGAGTATTTGCTGGAATTGTTGGAGTTGTTGTTGGAGTTTTTTCGGCAATAATAGGAGTAGTTGCTAGTATTATGGGAGCAGTTTTGGCAGTTATTGCTGGAGTTGTAAATTCGATTGGTGCTGTTGTTAATAGGATTGCGACTTTTTTTACTCAAGGATTTAACAAGGCAAAAAGTATTGCACAAAGTGTAATTAATGCGATCAAGGGCTTTTTTAACGGATTGGCAAGTACGGTAAGTAGTATTGCAAGTAAAATAGCTGGAATGTTTAAAGTTAAAGTTCCGTCTTGGCTAGGCGGCGGTGGTAAAGGTCGTTATATTGGAGACAAATCCTGGGAAGGCGGACCAGTTACAGTTGCTGAAAAGGGAGCAGAAATGATAAGACTTCCTAGTGGGCAACAATTCTTGGCGAGTCAAGAAATGACTATGAACTTGCCACAAGGTACTAGAATTTCAACGGCTGAAGCAACAAGAAGAATGATGAGAGACCAGTTTGGGAAAAACTCTAAAAAGGCTATTGATGGCAAAAAATCAAGTTCTGGTAGCAAATCGAACAATAGCGGAGGTTCACAAAACATTTTTTCTCCTACAATTGTTGTTGAAAATTCAGGCGGAAACGATAGAGAACTCACGAGAAAAATAGAGGAAATTTTAAGAAGATTTTTTGAAGAAAAATATATAGCGATGGGAGGTTAGGCGATGGATTTTAGCGGATTGAACGCAACTAAGCAAAAAATAAAAGGGAATCCTTTTGGCAAAATAGCTTATGAAGGAACAAAAAATAAGTTATACAACATAGGATTTAATAGTGTTTTAGGAAGCGTTGGGGCAACTGCTTATGGCATTGCCTTGGCTCATTCCACGGAAGTTAATCAATTCTTTGATAGTATGTTTGGCTTTAGGCTCTTTGAAGAAGCTGAAAGGTGCAAAATCAATGACATAGAACTTGAGTGGGTTCAAATAAAAAGTGATGAAAGGGATAGCAGTGTTAAAACTCATTCACTTGAGGACAGAGATAACACATTGATAAGTAGCAACATTTCACATAATAATAGAAAATACAGTATTTCAGTAATTTTAAGTGACTTAGTAACTAAAAATTCCGAGAGTATTTACGAGCAAATAGTAGAATTGTGGCAAAAGAAAACATTATGCACAATTTCCACAGTTGAGACAATAGAGGATATGGTTATTACTAAAGTTTCACGAAGTTACAGCACACAGTCAACGCTAGAATTTGAAATTGATTTTGAAGTTTTGGAGTTTGCTTATTTGATGAGAAAAGGAGACGTTTTAAATTCGGAAGCAACTACATTAAAAGATGAACAAAAAACAGGAGTTGCAGGAACAAAGGATAGCGGACTTAGTTTCGGAGGATTTTTGAAATGAGAATTGAGATAGATAAGAAGAAAATCCCTTATGTATTTACATTTAAAAGCGGAAATGAAATATATTTGCTTAGAATTAAGCATTTTAAAAGCAATAATAAAATTTATGTTGATGTGATGAACGAAAACAGTGAGATAATGCTTGGAAACGAAAAACTTATATATGGGCGTCCACTTGGTTGGTTTATAAATAAAGACGAGAACGATAATATAAATGATAAGTTTTTAAATTGCTATATTGTGCCGCTTAGCTTCGACAAAAAAGAAGTTCCAATCACTTACGAGAATTTTTGTGAAACAGTATTTTTAGAATATTTTGATATATTTGATGAAACAGGAGAAGAAAGTGATGTTTAATAAATTATTTTTGGAACGAACTGAAATAAAAATACAAACAAGTGAAGGTGACTTAAATTTTATTTTTCCAAAAGATTATAATTTAACCGATCCGAGCGTTATAAATGGAGTCGAAATAAAATGGACTTATAAATCAGTAAATGAAGAACCGAATGAGTTTGACATTGAAATAAAAGGATTGACAAATACCACTATCGCAAAAATTAAATTAAAGGATAGTGTAAGACTTGTGGCAGGATACGGAACAGATATAGGTGAAGTTGCCAGCGGCATTATCACTAGAAAAGAAGTTGATAACAGAGTCTTAAAACTAAAATGTCGTGAAGTTCCAGCAGACTTTAAGAAATTAGTTAGTGCTGCTTATGCTCCAAATACGACAGCAAGTACAATAATTAATGACTTGGCAAGTAAATGCGGATTTACTGTTAAGCAATGTGAACTAAAGAATGATAAAGTTTATAGCATTGGAGAAAGCATTTTAGGCAGCGGATTGTATGAAATAGGTCAAATTGTAAAAGATTGTGACAGCCAGATGACTACAAAAAATGACTTTATCTATATTTATCACAATGAAATAAACACAGAAAAGGTTATTAAATTGAGTTATCAAAGCGGACTTTTAGAAGAGCCTAAGCCACAAAATGTTGAAGAAATTAGTTACAAAGTGGAAAAAACGAAGGAAAGTAAAGGCAAAAAAGGAAGTAAAAAAACATCAAAAGGTGGGAAAAAAAGTGGCAAAACAGCAACAAAAAAAGCAAGTAAAAAATCAAAAAAATAATAAAAGTGTAGCTAAGGACTCGAAAAATAACACTCAAACAAAAAAGTCTGATAAAAAAGAAAAAAAAGAAGAATTGAAATACGATTATGAAGTCAAATGTTTATTAATTTATTATTTAAAAAAAGGTGATTTAATCGAATTAATAAGTAACGAAATCTCAACGATGTGCCAAATTGTTGAGATTAGTGATATTAGTGATTTCAAAATGACTTTAAAGGTAAGAGTAATTAATAACGATTCGGATGTTAAGAAAAATAATGCTGAAATTAAAAAGATTGAAAAGGAAGAAAATAAAAAAGGAAAAGTTACTCAAGTTAAGAGAAGTAAAGGAAAAGGTAGAAAAAAATGATGGAAGAATATGTGAAAGCAATGCTTGGGAAAATAGATACATCTTTGATTGCTAAAATAACAAAAGTACACGGAAACGGATTTGTGGATGTTGAACCAATGTCAGAATTTAGGGACGTTAAATTGCCTCCTATTTTGCATGTTCCAATGTGTCAACTAGGAAATAAAGAATTTAATTTAAAAGTCAAGTTTAAAACTGGTGACGTAGTTCCGATTTTAATTTTAAGCAGAGATGTTAGCGGATATATCACAAAAGAAAGTACGGCGGTGAATACAAACAAAAGGCACAATCTTACAAATGCTATCGCCTTACCTTTTTATATTCCAACTGATGTTAATCCTGATACAGAGCCAACATCTATTGGAATAAACGGAAACATAAAAATGGAAGGCAACATCAAAACTGGGAATATAGAGAGTGGAGAAGTGAAAGCAAAAACAGTTGATACAGAGAGTGGAACAAGTAAAGGCGGAGTTCCGTACATTCATCCGTAAAGGAGTGTGATTTATGGATATTAAATTGAATAATGCAACTGGTGAATTGTATATTGAAAATGGTGATGTGCAATTTTTTAAAGCAAAAGAAAAATATTTTGAAGTGATACAGCAAATTGTTTTAATGCTACATGTTCGTGAAGGAGAACTCGAATACGACACTAAATATGGATTAAATTTTGAAAAGTTGTTTGGAACTCACGGAAATGAAAATGAAGTGTTAGAGCATATTAGAGATAAGATATTGAATAATTTTAGGGACTATTTAAGTAGATGCTATGTTGAAGTATATGAGTACGAGAATAGGCATTTAAAAGTTAATATCGGTATTATTTTTAATGATAACGGAAAAACTTTAATGAAAGGAGTTGGGATAGGTTGGCGAGAATAAAAGTTAATACAGTTCAAGACAATATGAATATTCTAAATAATGAATTAAAAACATTGCTAAAAGCTGATTATTCTAATGACAAGCGGAGCGCTTGGTATATGCTGATATATCCAGTTGCTAGACTTTTAAGAGAGAAAATGGAACGGCAACAGATTCAAGCTGACAAAATGAACTTACTTAATTGCGAAGGCATTGAAATAGATGAGCACTTAGCAAATAGCCCTTTCTTTTTTAAGAGAAAGCAAGAAAGTCATGCTACTGTTAAAGTTGAGTTAGTTGGTGGACTTAATATAAATCTTGAAAAAGGTGATGTGATACTCGAGGCAAACGATGGGACAAGATATACACTTAATCAAAATGGAACGTTGAACAATAAAACTACTTTTGAATTTATTTGTGATACAGCAGGTGAACAAGGCAACAAAGAAGCAGGAAGTATTATTAAGCTAATCAAAGTCGTAAATGGTGTTTATGATTTTAAACAAAATGAGATTGCAGCTGGTGGACAGGGGCAAGAAAGTGACAACGAATATATAGAACGTTGGTTTTTAAGTCGTAATGAAAGCGAATGGAATTTGGACGGAATTAGAGCGGAAGTATTAAAACAGGAAGGTGTTAAATCTGTTTATGCTGACGAAAATAAAACAATGACAGTTGATAGCAAAGGATTAGAACCAAAGTCGATTGTTTTAATCGTGGACGGCGGAAGAAATGAAGATATAGCAAAAGCAATATGGAGAAAAAAAGATCAGGCTATACAAATGAACGGAGATACAGTTGTAACAGTTAAAGATAATCAAGGGATAGACAGAGAAATTAAGTTTTATAGACCGCAAAAACGAGAAATAGAAGTAAATATTGATTTTACAGCAGCAAGAGGTACTAATATCTTATTAGATAATTTAAAAGATATTGTAAAAGAGTATTTAAAAAGTGTAGAGGTTGGCGATTATATTACATCATATCGGTGCGAAAGCGAGTATATTAGACAGATTTATTCAGCCGACAGATTGCTTAATATAGATGTTTCTTTTAAATTTAAAAATGAAACAACTAGTGGCTTTAAAAAGGTATTAGAGTTAGGATTTAACGAGGTGGCGGAATATGCAGAGTAATTTTGATTATTTAATGTCAAAATGTCCGTGGTGGCTTAAAAAAAATAGCAATGTAAGCTCTTTTTATAAAGCAATATCAAAATTATTTGATGAAGTTGACAGAGTTTATAATTTAATTGAAAAACAACATTTAGTAGATTATGCAAACGGAGAATTTTTGAATGATTTAGGAGAAAAATTTGATGTTTTGAGGAATGGACAGACTGATGACAGATATAGAAACAGAATCAAATTAGCGATGAGAAAGTATAAATTAGTTCCTAACCTTGAAACTATCAGTAATATTGGAGAAATGTTTACTGGATTAACGCCAACGATTAATGTAAATACAGACAACGAACCAGCTCTATATGATGTTAAATTTATAAGTAATAAAGAGTACGATTACTCACTAATCGACGAACTGGATTTAGGCAGTATTGTTGGTGGTGGTGTAAAAGTGAATACACACAAATGCTTGGATAATTATGTAGTTGGAATGGGATTTGGAAGAAAAACATTAGGTCAAAATGTAATTAAAAATGAAGCTAAAAGAAACCCAGTTTGCAACTTTGCTTATTCACGATTTGGTCGATTTGGTCGCAATAAGCTAGGGCAATTTGATTTGGGCGAAGATAATATTATTGATTTGAAATAGGAGGAAAAATGGCAAAATTAACAAAATTTAAGGCACAGCAAGTTGAGTTTCCTACACATTACGAAGTGGAAGAAACTAACAGAGGGAACAATAAAATAAAAAGTATCGTCCCAGCGTTTGGGAACATTAGAGAAAACGGAACACCTGAAACGGAAGAAATTTATGACGGCTTACAACTTGGGAATGTACACACTTTACAAGCAAATAAAACAACGAATTTAAATATAGATTATTATGTCTGTAATTTAGACGGATTAAATGAGTTTGGGGTAAACAATGACTTAAAATTAAGAATAAACGTTGATTCTAAAAATACTAATTCAACAACAAAATTAAGATTGAATAATAATGATTATACAATTTTAAAAGAGTACAACGGAAACTTAAAACAAATAGAAGCAGGTGATTTCAAGCCAAACAAAACTTATGAATTAACATACAACGGAAGTCAATTTATTGTGATAAACGTTGATTCGAGGTTAAATGAAATAATGGGATTAGAATTTGCTGGAAATATACAAGATGCAGGGGATAAAGTTAGAGGGAAATGCTATTTTGATAACGTTACAAAATTTTACTACGAATGTATCGAAGACAACAGTCTGACATACAACGATAGCGGAAAATTTAGAGCTATTTCTAATAAGCCGATTTCGGACAAAGTAGAAAAGTTATACGAAAAACGTGCAGGATTTACTAGAGTTGGACATACATTAATTCAATGGGGGTACATTGAAAATCCTTCTGGCAGTGCAACTTTAAATTATCCAGTTCCTTTTGCGGAAGGAACTTTACCGATTGTTACTATTGCAAATTGGGTTAACACCGATTTAATAGTGTTAACCACTCAAAACAACAGATTCTGCAGTTTTAAAAGTTCAAAAGCTATCTCTTTGAATTGGATAGCTGTTGGACTGATTACTTAGTCAAATAAGCCCGAGCCAATTTACATAGAAATGAATAACAAAAAATAAAGAATAAGGAGTGATAAAAATGACAATAGTTTATATTTATTCAGTTAATTCGTTAGAGTGTATAGCACGACCGACAATAACAACAATAGAAAGTTTTAAAGAAAATCCAAACTTATTTTATCCACTTTGGGATGAAAAAACAATGAAATTTTCTGAAACTTTATTAAATAATCCAACTATTGATTCAAAAACTGGAGATTTGAGAGAAATGACTGAAATTGAAAAAGTGAAAAGTGGAAAAACAACTTTATCAGACGGAAGTTATTTAGATGAGGTTAATGAAACAATCGTAACAATTGCAAAGCCGAATGAGTGGAGTGTATGGGATGTAACAGAGCATAAATGGAAAGTTGACAATGATTTGCTGAATAAGAAATTAAAAGAATTAAGAGAAAAAGCATTAAAAGACTTAGCAGAAGCTAAATCAAACTTTTTGAATCAGCCGCTTGAAATTGAAAAAGATAGCAAAAAATATACTTTTGAGAACAACGAAAGAAATAGAAATAGTTTGTCTCTAAAAATGTCGTTAATGTGGACTTTAGAACAAGATAAGATTGAGAAAGTAAAAGTCTTAAATGACCAAAAAATGGTTGAATTTATTGAGTTGAATAGAACGGAATTAAAGGGTTTGGCTAAAAAGATTCAAGATATTATTGAGATTGCAGATGTAGCAGAACAAATGGCAGTAGCAGGAATCAATAGATACACTATTGAACAAATGTTAGATTTAAATGTAAAAGATTTTTTTCAAAATTAAGAGGAGTGATTTGAATGAATATAGAAAAATTGATATGCACAGAAATAGAATTGGACGGTAAAAAATATAAAGTTGTCGGAGTAAACTTTGAAAAAGATAACATAATATTGAACGTCGAAGAAAAAAAGGAAGTGGTGTAGATGAATTTTGGGAAAGCGTTTGAAGAAGTAAAAAAAGGAAAAGCAATGAGATTGCCGCAATGGAGCAAGGATGTAATGATAAAAGCGCAATTTCCTGATGAAAACAGTAAAATGACAGCTCCATATCTATATGTGGAATCCAGATACGGTAGAGTGCCTTGGAAAGAAACTATGATTGAATTATTTAGTGAAGAATGGGAAGTGATTTAAATGGACAGATTTGAGAAAATATTTGATTATCTGATTAAGGTAGAAGGGGGATATTCTAATGATAAAAATGATAAAGGTGGAAAAACTAAGTACGGAATTATAGAGGAAGAAGCAAGAGATTTTGGATATAAGGGAGATATGCAGGACTTGACAAAAGATTTTGCAAAGAGTATCTATCTTAAGAAATATTATCTTGGGAACAAGCTGGATAAAGTTGCAAATGATAAAGTGGCATTATCTATATGCGACTGGGCTGTGAA